ATGGCTAATTGCAGTAACTCAAATGAGCGGCTATTTGGAGCTGCCGTCGTGCTCGAAGTGGCTGATGGCTGCCCAGATGTAAAGCCGGAAGAATCGGAATGGATGGCGTTAGCGGCCGGGACATCTAAAGGGTTCGACTTCAACCCTAACTCAGTAACTTCTGACGCAGATGATGGGGCAGGCTACGTAGAGACAATCATCACTAACAGCGACTTCACGATCAGCTTCGAGGGGGAGGTTCGTAAGAAGGATAAGCTCGACCAGTATGGCATTGGCAAATTCATTACCTACTTCGCTACAGAATTAAAAGCGAAACGTCAGCCTGGAATGTGGGTAAGAATGGATTACGGCCCGGTAGAGTTTGTTGGTTATATGAATATCAGTGCGCTCAGTTCAGACGGAGGTAGTAACGACATCGTCACGTTCTCTACTGAGTTCAAAGTCGGCGATGCGAGCACTATCGAAGTGAACGAAATCACTGCGGTTGCGGTGACTGGCGTGACGGTAACCCCGACAACCAGCACCGGCACGGCAGGCGGTACCAGCACCTTCACGGTGAACATCGCACCAACCGGCGCAACCAACAAAGATTTCACTGTAGCGACTACCGATGCGACCAAAGCAACGGCCACCGCATCCGGCAACACCGTTACCGTGACGCGCGTCGCCACCGGCAGCGCGCAGATCATCATCAACACCGAAGACGGCAACTTTGTGGCCGTGCATACGGTTACCGTTACGTAACGGACATTCCAAAGGGCGGCGTGCTGCCCTTGATAATGACCGCTAAACGGAATTGACCCATGATCCCATTAAAAGAAATTGGCGAATTCCTTATTGCTGCTGGCGAAAAGGAATACTTTTTCCGTCCATCGTTTATCAATATGACTCGAATAGGCGAGCCAAAAGATATCGTTACTGCTTTCTATGATCTTCATCATGATGAAGTATCAGATCTTATAAGGTCGGCCATCAATGCCTATGGATTGGTGCCTGAGTGGCTCATTCAGCATATAAGAACAACCAGTTATGGGAAAAAAGCAATTATGGCTGCAATGACGGTGCTTTCATCCTGTTGCGACACAGACGTTACCCCATTGATTGGTGAGCTACGCATAGCCAAAACCAAAGGAAAGCCATTCAAACTCCGGCATGGGGCAATGGATGAGTTTGATATGGTTGTGATTGCGCAAGCACTAATAACGCACGGCATTATTGGGAAAGCTAGGATAAGAAAGCTACAGCGCCATGAGAATACCAGCACGACATCTGAATTTAATGCATTCGAGTATATCAGCGCAGCCAGAAATCATTTTGGTGTGAGTCGGGATGAGGCGGAGCAGCTTACTATGACTGAGTTTCAGTATTTAATTGCTGCCAAATACCCGGACCAGAAAGGGTTTACCAGGGAAGAATATGACTCAATAGCAGATGATTATTTAGCCAAAAAAGCAAGAAGAGTGTCTATGGCTCAGCAGGCGGCATAAGATGTTCATTACAGTAACCTCGCTCCGGCGGGGTTTTTTATTGCCCGGAGATTAGATTATGGCTGGTACTGTCAGCGCTGGAACGATTGTTTATGAAGTTGACATGGACACCGCTGGGATCCTTCAGGGACGCCGGGATATTGATGCCGCGTTGAATGGGCTCAACGGTAGCATGGGCCGACTTGAAGCGGGATTGAACCGCACTGAGCGATCCCTGTCTTCGATTGAAGGCACTATGTCCAGCTTAACCGGCGTCGCGAAAGCGCTTATTGCTGCTCTTTCTGTCCAACAAGTTGGCGCATATGCCCAGGCATGGCAGGACCTCAGCAATAAGCTTGCGAACGCCGTCAGGGATTCCGTACCGCCGTTTGAAACACTGGCTGATGTTACAGAGCGAGTTTTTGACATCTCTCAAAAAACTCGCTCAGGTCTCGATGCCACGGCCACTCTCTATGCACGTCTCGAGCGATCAACACGGAGTTATGGTGTCAGTGTTGATGACATTACCAGGCTGACAACCATTATTAACCAGGGTTTCGTGGTCTCAGGGGCAACAGCCGAGGAGGCAAGTAACGCAATCATTCAGCTTGCTCAGGGTCTGGCGTCCGGCGCTTTAAGAGGTGATGAATTTAACTCTGTGAACGAGCAGGGTAACCGGCTCATGATTGCTCTTGCTGACTCCATGAATGTCAGCATTGGGGCACTCAGAAACATGGCTGCCGAGGGCAAGTTAACCACTGATGTGATCGTGAATGGATTGCTCTCTCAGGGCGATAAAATTGGGCAGGAGTTCGCTAAAACTACCGCCACGATCAGCCAGTCTCTTGAAATTGCCAACAACAATATCACGAAATTCTTTGGCGAGAATGCCACTGTAAAAACTGGCGTCAAAATATTCAGTGACTCAGTCATTTCTCTAAGTGAAAACCTGGGCGTTCTAAGCACTACACTCACGATTGTTGCCGGCGTAATGGGTTCGCGGTATGTCGGTGCGCTGACTATGGCTACCTCAGCGAAAATCGCTGATATCGCAGCATCCCGTCAGCAGGTTGCAGCAGACAATCAGACGGCACAGGCTGCTCTGGTAGCCGCTAATTCTGTTCAGCGTAAGGCTCTTGCTGATAAAGAGGCTGCTCTATCTTCTCTCGCGCTGGCCCAGGCTGAGTATAACGTGGCAAAAGGTAGCGCTGCAGAGATGCTGGCAATGGATGCTCTTGTGGCCGCGAAAACTCGGGCTACTACCGCATCTCTTGCCCTTGCTGAGGCTGAAACTGCCCAAGCTGCGGCATCTGCCCGCGCAGCGACTGCTGCTCGTGCGGCGTCAATTGGTATCGGAATGGCCCGTGGTGCACTTGCTCTTATAGGTGGTCCAGCGGGGGCGGCTATGCTTGCTGCCGGAGCCATCTTCTATTTCTGGCAGAAAGCCCAGCAGGCAAAAGAGGAGGCAATCGCATTTGCCGATGGGCTGGATAAGCTCAATGCCGCCATGAATGCAATGTCCAATACTCAGCTGCGTGGGGCTATTGCAGATGCCAATAATTCTATTCGAGCCCAGAAAGAGGCTGTTGCAGACCTGCAGGGTGAAGTTGACTCGCTGAGAGACAGATATCAGAACTTTACCCCGGCAGCGCAGGAAGTTGCTGAATCTATGGGGCAAGGTGCTGATTTCGCCCGTCAACAGGCGGAGGTGTCTGATGAACTGGCTCGCAAGACGCGAGATCTTGAGGCCGCAAAGGATAAATTATCCCGGACAGAAGAAACTGCGTCAGAGGCGACACGCACACTCACGAACAACATGCTTACGGCGATGGGCGTTCATGATCAACTCATCGAAAAATCCTGGTCTCTCGAGCAAGTTCAGGGTGCGGTAGCGAAAGCCTTTGGTGATACAGCTGATGAAATAAACCGGGCCAATCAGGCAGGGAAGAATTTTGATCCGAAAGCACTGCAAATTTCTCCGGCCACGAAAGAGGGCGATAAGCTCATCCTCAATCTTGAGGAGCAAAACGAACTTCTTAAAATTCAGGATGAGCGACAAAGAGCCGTTGTTAAAGCTCAAATGCAAGCCGCCAAGGTAACTGATAACAAGAATCAGATATCATCAGCTGGAAAGCTTGCTGGAGAAAACTACGACCTGCAAAAGGCCGAAGAAGCCAGAAAAAAAGCTCAACAAGAGAGTGAGCAACAGGGGAAAAAATCAGCGTCTTCTGCTGAATCTGTTGCTCAGAAGCTGGCGAACCTGAAGCAGCAAGCAGAACTGGCGGCTGGGTCAACTCAAGAACTTAGCAGAGAGCAGGCCATGCTTAATGCCGAGCAATCTCTTGGGAAAGGCGCAACTCAGGCCCAGATCGCACAGGCCCGGCAGTATGCTGCAGAGAAATGGGATACGGCCAATGCCATCAAGGCCGAGGCTGCCGCGCAAAAGCTTCTACCGGAAGCGCGCGAAAACGCCAGCTATAAGCAAGATGTTGATGACCTGAAAACCGCTTTGGCGGCCAAGAAGATTAGCCAGGAGCAGTACGACAAAACTGCTGAGCGGCTTGAGGCCAATCATCAGGCGAATTTGGCGAAGATACGAGCTCAACAGGTTGTAACCCCGCAGCAGTCAGTTAAAGGTGAGGTAGATCCGGTTCAGAGGCTTGCTAACCAGCACGCTCAGGAGTTGGCGTTAATCCAGCAGTTTGAAAGCCAGAAGGGGCAGTTAACCCAGCGAGGGCTTGAACTGACGAATGCGGCCAACAGGAAGTATGAGCAGGAGAGGATTGCAGCTCAATGGGAGATATTCAGAAACCAAAATGCCGGGACGGAAGCGCTGGCTGCTTCAATCGACGCGCTGGCAGGAAATGCCTCCAACGCATTAACGGGAATTATCACCGGTAGTATGACGGCCAGTGATGCAATGCGATCTCTTGGTAGCACGGTTCTCAACAGCCTGGTTAATACCTTCGTGCAGATGGGCGTTGAGTGGGTCAAATCGGCAATTATGGGTGGGACTGCCCAAAAGGCTGCGATAGTGTCTACAACCGCAGTGCAAAACGCCGCCGTAGGTACTCAGTTAGCTGTTAGCTCTGGCGCTGCAGCTGCAACCACCGCCGCATGGACACCCGCTGCAATAATGGCTTCCATTGCATCAATGGGCACAGCTGCAAAAATCGGTCTTGCTGCCGTGGCTGTTCTTGGGGTGGGGGCGTTAGCTGGCAAGCGCAAGAACGGAGGCCCTGTATCTGCTGGAGGAATGTACCAGGTCGGCGAAGGCGGCATGCCGGAGATTTACCAGGCCAGTACCGGTAAGCAGTACATGATACCGGGCGACAACGGCAAGGTGATCAGCAACAAGGATATGACTGTAGGCGGCGGTGTGAGCGTCATAATCAACGTACAGAATATGACGAGTGCCACATTTGACGCTCAGGCTACTAATAACGGAGATGGTACAATAACCGTGGATGCCATTATTGCTGACTTGAATAATGGAGGTCCTATATCGCAGGCTATTACTGGCAATACAACTGCGAAACGAACACCTCGAGGTCAGTTATAAGGAGATATGCGTGGTTATTGAGCCAAACGATGTGCAATCAATACCAACAGAGATAGGCAAGCCTCATAAGCTTTATCCGAACAGGGCAGTAGAGTTTGTATTTACTCTCAAGGACGGCTCTATCATCAAAGGCATTGCTCCTGCTGGAGAGGACCTGGAATTTACCAATAATGGCGATATCGTTGATATAAAAATCAATGTTTACGATACGCCATCTGGTCCACGGTCCGTTGAATAATCAAACCCGCTTCGGCGGGTTTTTTAATGCCTGGAGTTTAGATGCCAATTATCGACTATCCCGACTGGCTGCCGCTGGCGCAGAAAGCCAGCAAAAACATGACGCTCGATACCGGGTTCCAGACCGATCAGCCAGCGGTCGGCCCGGCTATCTTCCAGAACCTTACTGATGACCTGAAAGTGACCTGGTCACTGACGTGGATTTTCACCCTGGCGCAGGAGCGAGCATTCCAGCAATGGCTACGCAGCCCGAACTATCTCAACCGGGGCCTGAACTGGTTCCGGATGAATATCAATCTGGGCGGCAGCGGCCTGCAGCTGCAGGAGCTTCACTTCACGCAGATGCCGGTGCAAACCAGCATCGATGGCGGGTCGGTGACCTGGACGGGGACAGTTATTGCGAACCATCTCTACAACGCCGACGACGAATTCGACGACATCATTGTTGAGTTTCCGCCGCCATGGGATTCGTGGCTTGATATCGTGGTAACGGGTTATCCGGACAACAGAGACCCAGAATCACTGCCGAGAGTGCCGTAATGCCTACCTTCAGAGCTTATAAACAGCAGCGCCCGACGCGCGGTCTGTACGACACCATCACGTTCTACCATCCATCCTTTGGCTATGTGCGCCTGGTCGATAAGCAGTTCTTCCCGAAGACCCTTGGCGGCCAGACGTACACGCCAGCGCGCTTTGAAATCGAAGAGAGTCAGCAGAGCGGAACGCCGGTGATAGACGCGACGGTGAAGCTTGGGCGGCTGTCGTCGGATATCAAAGCGCTGATGAAGCAGTGGAAGGGAACGGCCCGTCTGACGGCCATCACGGCCACCAGGCAGATCTTCGACAGCGGCGACGTGTCGGTACCGATTAAGTCCTGGCAGCTCTACGTCAAAACGGTCGACATCGACGCCGACGCCGCATCGGTCACTCTGTCTGTGACCAACCCGCTCAATAATAATATTGGAAAATTATACGATCCCCGCGAATACACTGGACTCCAGTACCTATAAGGCACGCGCATGACTAAAGATGAATTTATCCGGCGGTTTATCGGCGTGCCGTGGGCTAACCGGGCCTGCTCGTTCGAGAAGGTGGATTGCTGGGCGTTGGTGGTCTTGTATTACCGTCACGTCCTTGGCGTTGAGCTGCACCAGACACCGGACTACGAAGCCGGGGCCGACTTCTTCACCTGCTATCAGGGCGACGTCGTCTTCTGGCGCCAGGTCGATAAACCGGTCGAGGGCGGGATATTCGTCGGGCACCGCGGCGCGCAACCGGCACATGTTGGTCTGGTGCTGAACAGGCAGGCACTGCACTCGCGTGGCGAGAACGGAAGCGTACGCATGGACTCGTTGCTGGTCATTCAGCGGGCATTTACAAAGGTGGAGTATTTTTCGTATGGCGTTGATTGAACTCCAGCGTTTCCCGGGAACGCCAAAAGAACGCTACAGGGTGCCAAATGGCACCCTTTTTTATGACTGGCTTGCGGCCAATGACGCTACCTTTCACCGCGATCTACTGATCGTCCGCAACGGCGTAAAGTTGGGTGATGACGACGAACTGGCGTTTGAACTGAGCGAACTGGACAACGTCCAGATTTTCGACCAGCCAAAGGGTATCGTCGGGGACATCCTGAGCCCGATCTTTAAAGTAGTGGGCCAGGTATTTTCGTTCCTGGCACCGAAACCAGCCATCGCAAACACCGGTGGAAATTCTGTCGACTCGCCTAACAATAGCCTGACCGGTCAGACAAACACAGCCCGCGTTTACAAGGCCAAGCCGGACATTTACGGCCAGATTCGTTCGTTCCCTGACCTGATCCAGGAATCGGTATTCGAGTACGTTCACCAGACATCTACAGACGGGGGACTAAAGTACGTTACAGAGTGGATGTGCATCGGGATCGGCAAATACGATTACGAGTCTGTGCGCTACTCAGAATCAAGCCTTGGCTCTCTGGCCGGTGCAGAATTCCAGTTCTATCCGCCTGGTGTTGTCATCCCCCAGATCGTCGAGGGATATGGCTTTGATGACGTTGACGGGCAAGAGGTTCCAGGGCAGAACGAGGCCAGTGATTTTCCGGTAGAGAGCGCTACTGCAACAACCGTGGTCAGCGGTACGTACTCCGGCGGCCAGATAGCGATGAAAATCGTGAAGCAGGCCGAGTTCGATTACTTCATGGGGCTGGTTCTGCCGCACGCGGTTACCTTCACCATCAACGTGACGTACAGCACCGCCTCCGGCAACGTTACTACTGATGCGACATTCTCCGGTACGCTGATCTCTGCCGTTGAAACAAACGACGGAGCCGTGGTTAACCCGGTGCGCTGGTACACGTTCACGATGAACCAGTTGGAGGGTCCGCAGGACATTCCGGCGAATGCCACGATCAACACCACAAAGTTCATCCTGAACGATAACGAGGCGCTGGTTGTGGGGCCGTTCTTCTCCCCGGTTGAATCCACTCAGCTGTGGTTGCATACGCAGTCCAGCCTCGGCGGGAAGAAAGAGACGAACTGGAAGGTTGTCATTTGGAAAATCGACGACGACTACAACCAGGTTCCTGGTACGCAGCAGACTTTCACATACCGGCAGACGACTCCGCATGATTCCACAAGTGAGGTGTTCTACCGCACTGACAAAATCACGCCGTCAGGCGGCTTCGGGAAATACGCCGTCAGCTTCCAGCGCACAGATAACTCCAGCGATGCCAGCCTTCTGAAGGTCGAAGAGATCCACAGCATCAACATCCGTACGAATGTCGTTCACCCGACCGACACGCTGGTACGAGTGAAGGTGAGGGCGACTGAGAACGCATTGGGGAGCCGCGAGCGCAAATACAACGCGCTGGTGACCCGCCATACCATCACGTACGACCTGGACGCGCAGACGGTTGACTATACGCTGAGGCCATCGCGGTCGTTCGCAGATGCGGTGGCGCATACCTGGTTGATTATGGGCGAACAGCCGGTAAGCAGCATTGACCTGTACGGGCTGTACTCTATCGCAGAAAGTCTGCCTGACGAGCGCCTGGGCTACTTCGATTACACATTTGACGACGAGAACGACTCACTTGGCGACCGCGTGCAGGCGATCTGTAATGCGGCGTCGGTGGTGGCGTACTGGGATGACGGCGTGCTGACGTTTACCCGCGATCAGAAGGTTGACTACCCGGCGGCCGTATTCAACCGGGCCAACATGAAGACGGACGAGTACAAAATGACGTACGAAGCCACGCTGCCTGGCGGCTACGACGGCGTGCAGGTGTCATACGTTCACCCAACCACGAACAACAAGACGTACATTAACTACCGGGTCCTGAACGGCTCTATCGTCGAGCAGGAAGCTGAGAACCCGAACAAACTGGAGATCGTCGGTTTTCGTAACGAGTATCAGGCGCGGGAACGCGCGCTGCGCGAAACTAAACGCCTGATCTACTCCAGGGTGAAGATGAACGCCAAAGTGTTTGAGGATGGAATCATTCAGGTTGGAAGCGTCATTCAGATGCCTGACATCTACGACAGTAACCAGCAACAGGGATACATCACCGGTCGTGCCGGGAATAACTTCGATACCAGCGAGCCGATCACGTTTACTGGTTCGATGTATGTGCTGGTGACCGACAGTCTGGGTAATCCCACGTTGCGCTATCCGGCGACAGCCCGCAGCGACACGAAATACGGATTCACCGCGGCAATACCCAACATTCAGCTCAACATATGGAACGGAGAAACTGTGCAGCTCCCGTCACGCTATCTCATTGCGACAGTGGAGGAACTGGACAGTCAGCTATGGACAGTCAACAGCATCAAGCCGAACACCGATAACACGGTATCTCTTACAGTCGCGGAATACAGCGACGCCATCTATCAATAAGAACCGTCCCGACCAACCAGACCCGGCCACCGCGCCGGGCTTTTTTATGGAATAAATATGGCCACGCAACCAACCAATCTGCCAGTACCAAGCGAATCTCCGTTCGATTTCAAATTTAACGCAGGGAAAATTGACGAGTTCGTCACTTCGATGGGATGGACCTACACTGATCGCTTTGGTCAGAAGCACTACACCATCGAGGGCATCAATTACCTTGCGCAGCAGGCCATGAACGCCTTCGGTTACGTTATCCTTACCGGGAAAACATTCACCACCGGCGCGACAATCAACAACCCGAATGAGGTGCTGCTGAACACTGCCGACGGCGAATATTACAAATGGACTGGTTCGTTTGCTTCAGGCCCGAAAGTTGTTCCGGCCAACTCAACCCCAGCCAGCACTGGTGGTATTGCGCCTGGGGCGTGGATTGGGGTAGGGGATGCGTCATTGCGGGCTGCGCTTGCAGCGGTGAGTGGCGCTGGTCTGGTCGGGGTCTCGGTTGGCTCTGTCTATCCTGCTGGTACAGTCGGCTCTGCCATTCAATACCGCACTCCTCAGATGTATGGTATTGAACCAAGCACCACAAACATCATTGGCTCCGGTCTGGATGCTATGTTTGCCGCGGGCGGGGATATTCGTTTCGAGAAGCCTGGTACATATATCACTGATAGAACATGGGTACTTAGAAGCGGAACCCGCTTGTGGATTGGTCCAGGCGTAACAATCAAGCTTGCTAATTCTTCAAACGTACCGGTATTTAAGAATTACGCATACGCTAATTCGGCTACAAATGACTCGTTCATAGAAATTTGGGGGCCAGGCACAATCGACTATAATGGCGCAAACCAGACTGTTGTCGGTCTTGGGTCTATGGCGTCAATCCTTAAAGGAATAGGCAGCCTAAGAATTGGTGGCGGTATTAAAGTTATTAATGCCAACAAATATGCTTGGCTGATATGTAACATCACCTATCTCACGGCTGATGGTCTTAATTTTGATACTATCAGCGACGGCCTACACTGCCAGCCACCAATCCGCCATGCCTACATTCGTAACCTTAAGGGTAAAACTGGCGATGATATGTTGGCATTCACTATCGGAGATTATGCTAACTATAACATTAGCGAGCCAGGGGACTTTTCAAATATTGATGTTGCCGGGTTATTCTGCGAAAGCTCGTTATGCGCTGTGAAAATGACGGGTGATGGCACGGGTAATTTTGTCCGCTTCCGTGTTTCAGGTATCTACGGTGACACCCTGCACTCTGTTTTTCGCATATGGGGTGATACTAACCTGACGAAAACGATGGTTAAAAACATTACTATAGAGGACATCTATGCAATCCCAGGGGCTGCGTACAGCACTGTAGAAATTGATGACAGAGGTTTTGGTGCATCAGGTTACAGTATTGAGATTGACGAAATTCATATTAAGAATGTTTACTCTACAAATTTAACTCTTGAAACGGTCAGATTTGCTGGTAGCTTCGGTTCTGTAATACATAATGCGATTCTTGATGGGTTGCCTAGGAGTGCGATTATTGCCTTTGGTGTTAATAACACAACTACTGCTGTTGATAATTTGACCGTAAAAAATGGGAATATTATTTTCCCTGATAATGCAAACGCGGCGGTTGTTGTAAATCGTGGAACAATTACGAATTTGAACATTGAAGACGTAGTGTGCAATTTTGTAAGCACAAACAATGGACAGGTCGCGAGATTGATTGCAGGTTGTACTGTGACAAGATCTAACTGGGTCAATGTATATCAACTGCGTGGTCAGCGCGGGTGGAACCACATTACATCGGCAATGACTGGTAGCACAGAGCTTAACTTAGTTAACTATACATGCGATGGTGATGGACGTATCGCCCAGGTAACTGGATCTACATTGACCATTAGGATGTCTAACTGCCGCCGCATTAATGATAGCGGCGCTCAGACTGCGTTCTTCGCCAGCGGAGGATCTATCACGCTTTCTGGCAGTATTGAAACCGGTTATAACACAATAGGATCAAACTCTGGCGGTGTAATTAAGACAACGCCAGGCGTTCACAATATCCCATGTAACGTTGATCTTCTCACATCCGTTGATGGTGCGAGCGTACATAACCTGAATACCTCTCTTTCCTGTGGGGCTGGAAGGGTGTTGGTGCAAACCAAGGTATGGAAAAACCTTTTCTCTGGGGCTACTTATACAAGTAGCATATAAATACACTCCCCCTCCCCAGTATCTGGAGGGGGGGCTTTCAAAAGCTATTTACACTCTGTCTTCGTGAAATCAAATACAACAGTTGAGCTTTCTTTATCAACTAAAATGTTATAGTTGTTAGAGTTTCTGACATTTTTAAATGTACATAAACTCGATTTAAGGGACATGTGATAATCAAAGCTTTGAAATTTCTTATCCAAATCAAAATGCATCATTTGGGTGTGACCCCAGACCCATTGATTATTTATTGTTGGTTGTATAAGCTTTGAAATTATTGGGTATTTTTTTGCTGCCATCCGAACTTCAGGCGATAACGACACCCCCCCTCTGAAAGCAATAAATTGATAACTGTTCAAACCAAGGTTATTTAAGTCAGACATCATCAATTGAATTATCGCATTCTCATACTTTTCTTGGTTGTTAAGTGAGTTAGCGTAAGCATAGGTAACCCCTAAAGAGTATAGAGCATAGACTGTAAACAAAATTCCGCATATTAATTTATAAATTTTTGTGCGAGAGAAGGCCCAAGTAGAAAGTACTGCAAAGAAGAAGCATGCAATTCCAAATGCCATTAGAACCCTGGGAGATAGCACTGGATCCCTCAGGAGCATCATGGGGCCTGTTATCATGCACAAAACTGCCACTGGAGAAAATACAATGACTAAAAGCTTCATTATCTTCTCAGGCTTAGAGGAACTGCATTTAACAAACGCTATTTTTATTAACGCAATTAAAGATAATGTTAACACCACTATACTAAAGATTATAAATGGTGTAGTAACAACAAGACTTAGCATATTTCCAAATTCGGAAATGTTACGTGATACAACCGTTAAGGCATCATTTATTCCTGAGGTCGCAAGTTCACTATGCCTTAGATTATAACTACCAACTAAAAAGTACGGCGAAATGAATGTTGAATATATAATATAACTAATAGCCAATCCGCCAATGGATGCGATTATTGATAATAATCCATTGCGAGTGTCGCCTAACCTAAATAAGTTTAATACGTATAAAATAGCGAATATTATATATATGTTAATTGATGCCTGATAGATGCACAAAATTAGAATTACAGAAGCACAGCAATATAGAAATTGTTTTTTTAAATTAACGGCTTTTACTGCAAAAGGAATTATCGCGCACAGCACGGATATCGACATTGGGAAGGCATCATATTTATATGATAGATTTTCCAACAAAAATGGGCTTGAAATTGCAACCATTGAAATGATGGCAGCAACGTACCCGTCAAATTCAGTGAGGAATGCTTTTGCAGAAAAGTAAACACTTAGCGATAAGATGCTCAAGGCAAGCAATTGCGGTAGAGGAGATATGTCTGGCAACTGAGGCCCAAAGCTCAAAGATAGAAATAAAAGATCGGCAAGAGGCCTGCCGTTCTCAGACCACTTTGAATAGCCGTAAATAGATCGCCCTAAATCATCAACGTAATAGTGACTTGATAAAATAATAGGAATGAAGAATATCAATGAAATAAGCATTATCATTGAAAAAAGCTTTTTGTCTAAATTGAAACGAAGCATTTTTACACCTTAAGACTTGTTTGTTGGTTCATCATTTTTGATGATGTATCGCGGTCTTCCCTTAACTTCAACATAAATCCTGCCGATATACTCCCCAAGCACGCCTATACCTATCAATTGAACCCCGCCCAGAAAAAGTATTGAAACCAGCATTGATGGATAGCCGCGAACCGGATTGCCAAATGCTAACGTGTCGACGATCATCCATGCGCCATAGATGAAGGCCAGGCCAGCAACGAACAAGCCGATATACGTCCACATGCGCAGTGGAAAAGTTGAGAAACTGGTAATGCCCTCTAATGCAAGATTCCACAGCTTCCAGCCATTGAACTTAGAATCCCCGGCAACACGTTCTGCGCGGGCGTATTCAACAACGTCAGTGCGTCCGCCAACCCAACTCAAAACGCCTTTCATGAAAAGGTTTCGCTCAGGCATTAGCTTGATATTCTCAACAACATCCCGAGACATCAGGCGAAAGTCGCCAACATTTTCCTCTATCTGCGGGTTGCTTATTTTGTTGTGCAGCTTGTAGAACCACTCAGCGGTCTTGCGTTTGAGTCGTCCATCAGTAGAGCGGTCAGAGCGTTTAGCAAGGACCATATCAGCCCCGGCTTGCCACTTCTCTATCAGGTGTGGAATGACCTCAATTGGGTCCTGCAAGTCAACATCAATTGGGATTATTGCCTCACCTGTTGCATGGTCCAGGCCAGCGAATAGCGCAGGCTCTTTACCGAAGTTTCTTGTGAATGACAGCGGGACCACAAGCGGATCGGAAACAGCAAGCGCGTTGATAATTGATTCTGTAGCGTCTTTGCTGCCATCGTTTATGAAGACTATCTCGACTTCATGCTGCTGAAGCCCTTCAAATTCCCGAACCGTTTTATAAAAAATAGGTATCGCGTCTTCTTCGTTGAAGACGGGAACGACCAGAGAAACTTTCAT